GACGAGCACGCCGTCTGCGGTCTCGCGTATGAGCGTCTCTATGCCGTCGATTCCAGCTAAGAGCCTATCGCCCGAGCCTGAAGCCCCTGCGACTATCGGGGTCGTGGCGGTGCCGCCAGTGGATATGATTATCACGTTGTCCCCGCTCTTGACGTTGGGGGACGTGGGCAGGACTATGGAGTTGTCTTCACCATCTGGGGCTATCACGTTGCCGTCTGGGATGATGCGAACCATCCCAGATTCGGAATCCTCTACTGCGGTTCCCGTGATGATCGCGGTGCTTAAAGTTGACGGGTCTGCCTCTGCCCTCTTAGTGCCGAAGATGGCAGATGCCAGCTCGTATCTGTCAGTCATGCGCCACCTCTTTCAGCTTCAATTTCATGGTCAAGTCACCGAGGTTCATGTCCACGTTCTTGACTAGGCATTTCCGCTCGCCCGTCTCCGCGCCGTCATGCACGACCAGTGAGATAACCGAACCCTCCCAGATTGGCAGGTATTGCGTCGTTATGTCCCATTCGAACGACGGCGCCTTGCTTTTTGCGTACTTCCTCGCCAAATCGAACGCCGCCGCCGTGGTTGCGGGATTCAATGAATCGACAACCCTGTAATCCGAGATTACCGCGCCCCGTGTGGCGGGTGATAGGTTCCCATCTACGTCGGCGTATCCTACAATCTCATTCTGCGAATCGCCGCTGTTCGCACGGTATGCAACTACAACGCGGTTCTCCAAAGAGTACCTATCGGTAGACCGCGAGATTCCCGAGTGGATTACACCCCTCGGGTCTGCCATGTCCAACGTCAATTCGGGGGACATGCTGGAAGGTTCCTTGTAGCCGGATATGGTGATGACCCCGTAGCCGTTCACGTCGATTCGGTTGTCTGCCATGGTGCATAGCTTCATCACCTGGGTCAGGCGGTTCGCCCCCGAATCAAACGCGATTGGTGAGTTTATCAGCGCGTCGTTGCCGTCTATCTCGTAGGTTGCACCCGCGAAGTCCAAATCCTGGGCCGCTGCTTGCATGGCGGTTACCCCTGATTTGATTATCAGCGCACCAGCGCCCTCATCCTTCGAGATTCGGTAGAGCATCGATTGGCACGTGAGGTCATACGACCATGTTCCCGCTTCCTCTTCGGCGTCAACGTCGTACACCCGATAGGTTCCGAGAACCCGTTCCTCGCCGTCGGTCGTGACGATGATTCTGAGGAACGAATCGGGAATCCAGCTCTCGCCGATTACGCGGATTTTCGCGCTTGTGCGCGTGTCCGTGTAGTAGGCCGCTGAAACAGACGAAGCGTCTAGGACAACGCCCTCCAGCTCGCCTAGAACCATGTCCAGGGAATTGGGCGAGACCATTTGCACGGTCACCTTGCGGGTGCGTTTCTGGTCTTTCCAGTCCATCATTCGCTCTCCCTGATTAACGAAACCTGAATCTCGCACCAATAGGATGTTGTCTTGCGGGTCGCGCTGATGATCGCGACGGGGAACAGGTCACCCGCCGGGCTCCTGTACGTGGCGTGCTTGCCAACGGCCTCGGCTACCGCGTCCCTCGTGGAGGTGCTGAACTCGTCAATCAACACCCCATTGGGCGAAAGCGACTGATGCCTTATCGGGGAGTAAGTCACGGTCTGGTACGGCCTGGAGTTGAGGTCGTACACGTTGTGCACGGCCTCTATTGAATCGTCAACGGTAAGCGGGGAGTCGGTATTGTGCTCGATAAGCAGAAAGCCGCCGTCCCAATTCAGCGCGTGAACCTTGCTCGCGTTCTCGGTTCTCGTGGCAGATGCCGCGAACCACTCCGTGCCGTCAGACCCCGATGCAAACACCGTGTAAGGCGTCCCGAACGGGTAGTAGATGGTAAAGACCCCTTCATCCGTTTGCATTTCGGTTAGTTCGTTGCCAACAAGCACCCACAACCTCGCGTCATAGGCGCTCAAATCGCACGTGAGGGCCAGTCCGTCCGCTTCCTGGAATGTCAGGCTTACAGGCACGGAACCGCCGTCGTAGGCGATTCCAGGCGTTTGCGTGAATGTGTCGGGGAACAGCATCATCTGGTCGGTGCCAACCTTGAACGTGACCGTAATCTCCGTGCCGTCGGCTGGGATTGACTTCAGAACCGACTGGTTTATGAGCATGGCCCCCGATGTGGTGAGCAGTTGCCCCGTGACCGTATCGGATAGCAGCTCCTTTTCGTTCGCAACGATGCTGGAAATGCTTACGTTCGTGGAGCCTTTGGAGTAGTTCGACGTAAGGCCCAACCTGAGGCCATCGGGTGACCATGTTGCGGACGTGATATTGACCACTGGACGTTGGTAGAACATCACCGAACATTGGGCCGTCGCGCCTACGTAGGTAGTCCCATTTACTGCTGACGTATCTCTGACTTCAAATTGCGCCTGCGCTTGCTTGCCCGAGGTAACCTCCACGCTTAGTCCACTGGTCAGCCAGAACCGTTGCCCGTCGCGTGTGACGTTCGCGGCACCCCACGAACTCCAGTCACCCCATGCGCCCCACGTCGAGTTTGCCGCCATGGTGCGCGTTCTATAGCGGTACTGGAACTGCGCTATATCCGCCCTCGCAGGTGCGCATGTCCAGAACGGGTAGACCGTGTAATCTACGGTTGCCGCCGCGTCCTGGACGTTGCCGCCATTCTCGTAGCTTCCAACGGCGAAAGACGCGCCCAGGCTGTAAGGCGCTGGGATTGACGTGTCAGCCGCCCACGTGGGGTAGAGCGCCCATTGCTGGAGCGTATCGGACGCGCTGGGCGTCGCGATCACGGCGTTTCCATTGGAGTTGTACGTCACCGCCCACTCGGTCGAATTTGCGGCGTAGATGCGAACTTTCGGGCATTCGGTGTCGTTGATGGTCTTCGTGCCGTCCTGGACGATGTTCCAGAGGGCATTCGCAGAGCCGCCCGAGAACTGCACCAAACGCTCGCCGTTCGCGAAGTTGGCATTATAAACGACCATGAGTTTCGAGCTGTTCACATTGGTGATATGCCAACCAGAACCCGTGTTCTCAACCGTCCACTTGAACTCGTTGCCGTCGTTCACGGTGTAGCGGATGATGTTCTCGCCGTCGGTCGTGCTTGCGGAGGACACAGCCAGCCCGATTGACGTGTTGGCTATGCTTCGTAGCTCGTATATCTGCCCTGATGTTACGCTAGCTGACATTCTGCAACGCGTCCTTTCTCAGTGCTTCCATGAATGCCATGAATGAGTTTTCGAGCATCGGGCTTGCAAGGATTGCCGAGCCGTCGACGTAGATGTTCGGCCCCGCTGCCGCGCCCTGGGCAACGGGCATTTGCTCGGCTATCGCCTTTGCATAAATTGACAGGTACGGCTGATATGACGGGAACACGAACTCGCCGCCCCTTTCGCCGACACCCGCAAGGATGGTAGGCGAGTCAATCCAGCCGCCCGTTGCGTACCATGAGACATGGGGCAACTTAACGGGCGTTGACATTCCGAACACTTCCAGCGTTTCCCATGACACGTGTGGAGTTGGGAAGTGGATTGACCCGATCGCGGAGGTTATGCGCTGGCCTAATCCCTGGAAGAACGCCACGATGCGCCCGGGGATTGACACGACAGCATCAGGCAACCCCGTGATGAATCCCTTGGCGGTCTCGATTGCTCCGCCAACGCCCTGGGCCATGGTGTCGAACGCGCCCGTGATTCCAGAGGCCACGTTTTCGAGAATCGAACCCGCGCCCGTGAAATCCGTTGTCAGCATCGGCAACGGAGAGCGTAGGAACTCGAAAACAGCGAATGCCTTGTCCCCGAAGTCCTTTATCTCGTCGTAATGCTCGACAAAGAAGTCGATTGCCACCGCCGCAGCGTCCACGCCGTCAACCAGCGCACGCCCAAGAACGTCTGCCATGTGCTCCAACTGCTCGGAGTCCATGCCGTCCAAAAGCTCGCCGATTCTTTCCAATGCTTTCATCGCGGCTTCCATCATTGCGCCGCCCATCGGCTCGAATGCTTTCTTCGCCTTGTTCTCGATAAGCGTCAATTGATCGGGGTAGTCCATGGTTGCCGCGTAGGTTCCCATGATTCCATCAGATGCACCCAAAGCAGCATCTTCGATTTGCTCTAGCGAGAGTGCGCCAGATTGCAGGGCACCCACGAACTGGGCCGCGCCCCTCGTGCCGAATATCTCGCTTGCGAGGTTCATTGCGGACGCGGTGTCACCAGCCTCTATGAAGGCACCCAACTCGGACACGACGCGCCTGTAAGCCGATGCCGCGTCTTCGCCTGGTTCGGATAGGGTTACAAGCGCCTTGCTCATTTTCGACATGGTAGAGCTTGCGTCCATGCCAGCCTTGTCCAAAAGGCCAGCCATGTTCGCGGCTTCCTCGAATGAGAATCCGAGGTTTTGCAATGTTGGCGCGTTCGTCTCCAATACGCCCGTCAGAGAATCGAAGCTTATGCCCGTGGCTTGGGAAACCCCGAAGAGGTAATCCATCTTCGCGGCTGCTTCGTCATTCGACACGCCGAACGCGTTCAACGCGCCCGTCAGCTTGTCGAGGTTTATGTCCTTGCCGAACAGCTGCCCCAATGCAGCCGTGCGCTCGCCTACGTCTTCCAGGTTGTCACCCAAAAGGCCCATGCGGGTGTTCAGGTTCTGTACGTAATCACCCGCCTGGGCAAAGGACACGGGAACGGTAGAGGCTATCTGCGCGGCTGAATCGACCAGCCCGTCCAACGCCTCGCCCGATGCGCCCGTCCCAATGACAATCGAGTCCGTCATTTCGTCGAACTCTTTGCCGATGTTCAGGAACGCGCCGCCAAGGCCCTTGAAACCTGCGACAAGCCCGGCACCGATTGCCACGGGTGCAAGCCTCTTCTTCATCGCGGCAATGAGGCCCACGCCCAGCGCCGAGCCGCCCTGCGCACCCGCCGTGGCCCCAGCGGTTGCGGCGGCTGGGGCAAGCGCGTTGGTCAAGTTGCCCTGGATGCCCTCGACGGATGGCATAATCTGCACGTATGCAGTGGCTATGTTAACGCCGTCAGCCATAGTACCAGCTTTCAAATTCGGATATTGGGATAGCGCCGCTCCCTATGCGCTCGCGGTCGGCCTTATCCCATGGTCTCTTGATCGGCTGCGGTGGCGAACCGTGCGCACCGTAGGCCGTTGCGAAGTTGTAGCCGATTGCCCTCAGCACGTCGACTACGGTAAGAACGCCGTCGTAAACCATAGCGTTCGAGATTTCGTATTTCTTGTTCTTGTAACGCCTTACGGCGCTGCCCTGCTCTAAGTGGCGCACCACGTCGGCTATGTTGTCCCAACCGAACGCGTGGCACTGAGACAAGGGGACGCCCAGGATTCGCATCATGTCGGCGTTGAGCGCCCCGTCTGTCTCTTCGTTCAACTGGAGCAGGGCAATTATTCCCCCGTGTTGCAAGCCTTGTCGTAAGACTCCAGCAACGCGACGATTTGGTTGTAGGAGAGCTTAGCCGTGCAACCGGGCGCGTGCGTCTCGAAGAAGCTGATGTACCACTCAGAGATTTGCATTGCGTCGCCCGTTTTCCTGACTTCCAGCAAGCTCTTTATAACGTCATAGGGCATGTCTGTGAGAATCGGCACGCTGTATGCGTCCCCGTCCACGGAGAACTCGAACTTGCGCGGCTCAGCCGTCTTGATTTCCAGCATTTCTACCCCCTTCCCATGCTCTCATTTACGCGGAAAGCTTCGTGCCGTCATCGTAGAAGACGTACAGGCTATGGCCCGTGCCGTCATCATACGTGGCGAGCGTGCAGCCCCATACGTTGACCGCGCTGGGAACGAAGGTAATGTCCCCGTTCAGCTCGGTAATCTGACCGCGCGGGATATACACGCGCACGCGGCGGTCTCCGTCCTTCATGGAGAAGCACCACGACTTGACAGGCGGCAGCTCCGAGCCGATGGAGAGCTTCAGAAGCTCGCCCTTCGTGGAGGTCGCAGCAGTCTTCGTCACGTTGGATGCACCGAGCATTTCCTGAGCTGCGAATTCATCCATCTGCATGAATGCAAGGGAAATGGTCGCGTTGAAGTCGGTCAGTGCGTTGCGCACCACGGACTGAGACCAGTCCTTGATGGGCGTAACCGAGCGGGTAACGCCAAGGGAAATGCCGTTCTCGTCGATGTAACCGCCGCTTACCCACGTGTTCGTGAGCGCGGTAGTAGCGTCGGTCGGCGCGGTGGTTCCCGTCGCAGCCGTCGCTACGGCTCCCGTGGTTGCGGACTGGTCAGGACTTGGCATATAG